TCCACTCAAGCATCGGAGAGTCAGGTTGGTGTTATGTTGGCGAAGAAAGAGGATTTAGGACTTGTGCAACAGTTAATAGTGATGATAAATGTATGTCTGGAGATATATTTCCAAGCCATGAATTGTGTATCAACCCTAATTTAAGGGCCTAATTTTACAATTATCCAAATTAATCGCACTAACAAATCCTTTATAATTAGTAGGCCATTTAGTGCCACTATTATTCATAACATATCTAGTTTTTGGAAACCACGTGTTTACATTATTGTTCCAACATAACTCGGTTTGTCCCGGAACGTCCGATGCTGACGCGGGATTACATATAGTGTCGGTGTATCCGGATTGTTTTATAATGTCTCCGTTACAAGGGTTCGCATATGTTCCACACACCAAATTGCCGCCATCTTGAATTGAAACCCCAGAACACCCGTTAGGGTTTTGAACATTATATTGAAATGGTCCCGAAGGATTATTTGGAGCGCTAACAATTTGATTAGGATATGAATATGTTTGAAAATTTACTCTCTGCAATCCAGTAACATTTGGATTAGAATATGTTTGACTTTGTGTAGCGTAAGATTTTTTTTTATTTGGGCCGAAACCTTTGGCTAACTGAGAATAAAGTTGAGATTTTGTTTGTCTTGAACTATTTCCTTTATATTGCAAAATATTACCTTTGTATAACATTTTATCTTGTAAATCAGCCTGTTCTTGTGTGATAGTTTTATTTGTTAATTTATTGTAAACATTATTGTAATATGTGTCTGTATAAGTGCATTGATTTTGAACTCTTGCCCATACTCTGGTTGGATTGGGGTTATATGTCATTATATATTATTTATTTAATATAAATAATATAAAAAATTTATTTAATTTATTGATTACATTCCAGGTCCAGTTGGATTGTATGCGTCCCCAGCACCATAAAAGAACCATCTAAGAGATAGATAATTGGTATTTTTATCATTCATTCCATTTGCGCCAATCATTGTAGTGTTTGGTCCATCATTAGCAATTTTTTGAATGGCAGATGTTCCTAATGCGTAATTATAATACCATAGGTTTGAAATGCTTCCTGCAAATCCGCCATTCATAGCGACATAAACATCACCATAGTTTTGTTTAGGAACCCCAACTAAATCAATGCTTCTGGCGATGGTTCCATTAATATATACATCCATTGTTGTATTTTGACATCTAATGATAACATTTAACCATTTATTAAGAGGTATGTCGTGTATAACAACTTCTTCATTGATAACATTGAAAGTATTCATCATAACAACCAGAGCATTTGTATTAGGAGCAATATATAATCCAGGTGCGTTGTTAGGAAAAATCAATCCATTGTCTTGTAAATTGCTATTACCTTTGCTAAAAACGTGTTTATATATTCCTGAATTAGTTTGAAGGTTATCGATAAAAAGCCACGTAGACCATGTAAACTCGATACCATCCGTAGCATTAACTGATCTATAAATAGTAGTGCCTCCATTAGAACTAGGGTCTTGTTCAAAAACGATCATTTGTGTAGCATCAACCATCCCATCAATAAGATGGGGTGATTCAGACGGTTTAAAAAAATAAGCCATAACAGATATTCCAACTCTTAACAATATTACAAAAACAAATATAACTAATAATAAAAAGGCGAATTTAGCTACTAAACTATTGGACTCCAAAAAACCATTAATTCCGGAACTTGTAGAATTGGCTGAAAAAGAATTGAATGTATTATTGCTACTCATATATATTAAATAAATAAGAAAATTTTTTTTTGTAAATTATATTGTTACACTGCTTTGAGTTGTTCCATTTTCTACTAAAGATATTTGAAGTTGATAAGCATTAAACATACTAGACCAACTGGAGTATCCTTTAGTATAAATATTCCAAGCTTCTTGTGGATTTAAAGAATTGGGGTAATATTGTAATTTAGAAGTCCATCCTTCGAAACCACCTTTAGGTGTTACATGAATATTAGCATTGTTATTTACACTTGCAACGCCAGGCAATAAACATGTTCTGACTAACTTGCCGTCAATATAAACGTCCATTGATCTGCCATATACACTAATAAGTAAGTTGACCCATTTTTGAATTGGAACATTTGCGACAGAACAAGTATGGACGACAGTGTTTCCGCCATTTGTGGGTTCTTGATCTGCTCCAGGATAGCATCCTAAAGATATCGAAACATTGTTTTCAACAGCGCCTAAAACAACTGCCGGACAAGGGTCTAAACCATTAATGCCAGGAGTATTGCCCCTTCCATGACTGCTCATAGCGCCCATTCGTCCAAAAATAACTTTATCTTCACCATAACGATAATTCCAATTGTTGACATAAAACCAAACTGAATACGCAAAATTACTTGAAGGAACATCAGAACCATTTGTTGCTAAAGACGAAGCACTAATGGTAGAAGCTGTTTGTCCATCTTGAATATTTTGTAGAGTATATGGGTCTGAAAATATGTATCTTAATAACATTAAAATTAAAACAACTACAACTATTGTTATTACAATACTTAAAGGATTCATTGTATACTATAGATTTAGAAATTTTCTCGTTATTTTAATAATTAATTTAATAATTAAAATAACATTATAAGCACTTTTCTTAAATAACTTAATTCGCATTTTTCTTTAATATTGTAACATTCGAATCATTCAAAACCGGCGGACTTCTATCACGAACCATATCATATAAATAATATACATTTGAAGAATTTAAAGCACGTTTAAAATATACAACATTACAAATGCCACCTTTAATTCCGTTATTTTGTCCAATAGTTAAATTATCATATGTCATATAAGGAACAACACCTATTTCTGATTTTACTAGCTCACCATTTAAAAATATATCTAAAACACCACCATTATAATTGATTATAATGTTGTTCCATTTTTGTAGTAAAAAATTAGAGTTTTTGTAAATAATTCTATTATCATTTTCATCAAAGTCAGTTAATTTATTTTTTGTAACTTCTTTTAAATTTTCTTGATCTGTCGTAATCATTAAAGTATGTGTGGTTCCATTATATAATATATTTGGCTTGTTGGCAAAATTTAATAATGAGGTATATTTATTATAGGAAGAATTTGTGTTTGGAGGTGCGGCGTCGATAAATACCCACGACGAAATAGCGTATTGATACTCAGGGTCTTCATTGCCATTTAATTCCCCATATGTACCTAATGAGTATTCAGTATCTGTATAAACAGGTTTGTTCACAAGTTGGTCACCTCCCTGAGTATTTACCATATTAAAAATAGATGGTACTTTAAAATATGAAATGAGGAGAACCACTGCTGTTATAAGCATAAACAAATAGCTACTTTCTTCGGGTTTATCAGTGCTCATAGTTTTTCCCATATGGTCGAATAATCCAGTAAATAAGCACGGAATATATAGTATTGTATTTGTAATTAGAGAGAAAAACGCGTTTTTATTAGAATTTCCATTGGGCAACTGTACATTTATAGTTTTATATATTAATCCTAGAACTACTAATACAAGTAGAATATTTAATATAAAACTGGTTGTCCCTGTTTTACCTGACAAATTTTGAATACTATAGACCAAACTAAATATTACTAATCCTGATATAATTATTCCAAATAATATTAAAAGTGAATTTTTAAATAAATTTGTTTTATTATTCAAAGCTGATTTGTTAAAAGTCTCTGTGAACGTGTTAGAACCTATTACAATAGAAGATATAACACATATAATAAGCATAAGAATCATCACGGACGCAGACATTTTTTTATTATTAAAAAAGCCTCCGGGATATGTATAAATCAAAATGGTCATTATAGCAATAAATATTAAAAATGCTATGCTCCCATACGATGAAATCTTTGAAAAATTATCCAAAACATTTCTAGAATTAGAATTACTTATTTCCGGTAAGGTTAAAACAACAACTAAATATAAAAAGGCGAATACTGAAATAAGAATGGTTAATAATAATGAAAACCCAAAATATTTTTGTATATATCCTCCAGGGTCAACATCGTAGTAAATAATAAAAATAGTTATTAAACAAAAAAATAATATCAACATTTTTATTCTCTCGTAATTCACATTAATTTCTGTAATAAAATTATTAGCTAAACTTTTATAAAACAAAAAACACCCTAAAGAAATTGTGGTTAATGTAATAATTAAAGAATATTTATTAATAGTTTCGTTTGGTGTCATTGTAAAAAATAAAATTAAAAATATTGTATAAATAATAACATATGTAACATTGCTTATTTGTTTAAATAATTTTTTTAAGTCTTTAAAATTTGGCAAGAATAAAACACAAATGCCAAATATAAGCAAACAAAAAAATAAAACGATAAATATATCAGCAACATTTTCTTGTTCTGATTTTGAAGGCGACTTTCCTGGTAACTTTACATTGAAAAATATGCAAAGCATAACAATGATTAAAAATAAAATTAAAAATATAAATGCGTATAATATGTTTGGTTTTTTAAATTCAGGTATAACATTTTCTTTCGAGATATCAGTGTTATCCATATATATTATTATAATAATACAATATTATTTCATTTGCGTTTCTTAAATTAAATTACATATTTTCACTTGCTGTTTTTCTGCCGTGACAATTTCTACACAAGGCTATTAAATTGTCAACATCATTCCCGCCACCATACTCAAGGCGCACTTTGTGGTCAATTTCAAATGTATGGTCTAATTGTGATTTACAGTTGCCACATTTCCAACATTGACCAGAAGCAACATATTTCTTTTTTGTTTCACTTACAGAACGTTTTGTCCCATTTTTTCCAGAATTTATCATTCTATTTTCAGAAGAAAATCCGGGATTTGAATATATACCATTTACTGATTCCATAAAACTATTGTCTTGATTTACTGTCGTAAAATCTATTATAGGACTTAACATATCCATCGAATTTTTATCTATTGGCATAAATTTGACAAAATTGTTTGCGTATAACAACATATTTCTCCCCTGTTTAGGGTTGCGTTTTAATAATGTATAAATTCCCAATCCCAAACAAACGTAAAAAATCATTTTATAATACTTTTTAAATGAAAACAGCATTTTTGTGTATTTTCCATCTTCATACACATTATACACAAAAAAAGCGGTTAAACCCAATACAAATATTTCTAATCTCATTAACTATATTATAACAAACGATAAAATAAACATTATTTATTTTGTAGAATGTTTATTTTTGTAGATAATTTTTTATTTATTTATTGTTTTCTTATGGTTATTTTTAGTTGTCATTGCTTCTTGTCCATAAGCACCTTGTAATTTAACCGCGCGCATCAACCCTTTGTGCTGTGTTATTCGTGCGATTTGGAACATCGCTAAACCAATTACAATATAAGGCAATAACACCAAGAACCAAGAAATAGAAGAATAACCTTTATCACATAACCATCCTAAAATGAGCGTCCAAATAAAGGCAAAGAATATTTTTGAAAACGCAAATATAACAGATACTCCATTAAAAAGGGCGATAAGTGTGGCAATAACTGCAATGCCAAAATAAATTTTGGCGGGGGTGCAAAGTTTGCTAAATTGCTTATGCATTTTATATATTAATAAAATATTTTTATTTTATTGACAATAATATTGGATTTTTAAATCTTCTTGGTGGCGATTCGCGTTTAAATGAAATGCTAGTTT